TCACCAATTTGATTTTTTTGAACCATCAAATTGTATTCAAATATTCTAGTCATAGACAGATTATCACCAGGTTGTAACATAAACACATCATAATGTAATTTCTTCCAGAAATGATAGAATCCTCTAGGAGGGACAGTTCTAGGATTAGAAACTGAACCTGCTCCAGTAGCAGTAGGTGCACCACCTGCAGTAGTATGAGCACCTTCAGCCAAAGCAGGTTGAGCATACCTCTGTGAATTTACTTCATCAATCCAAGCAGTTTGAGGAGGGTGATCTGAATTGGCATTACATAATAACCAATACACTTCAACACGACATGCTGTAGGTTGTAGAGATACAAATTGTAGAGTTTGAACAGTATCTTTAATGAAATACTTATCACCCTCTGCAATAGCACCCAAATTCGTAGTATAAATAGAATTATATACAGGAGTTGAATAAGGATTCAAATCAAACGGACTGGTAGCCCAATATTCCTTATAGTTCGAAATAGCAGTATTAGTATTGCCATACAACTGAGGAACAGTAAAAGTGGCCACAGCATTTGCAGTAACTTGATAACCAGTTGCACCCTGATCCAACAACACATCCGTAGTATGTTCCAAATGAAATTTGCCTAAGGTTTTCCATGGTTTCCTTTTACTCACATAGAACTTTTTGGTGGGCAACGACGCCCAATCGTTGTGTCCTGCATTGTTGCCTGTATAATGAGAACCGCGGTTTGTACGAGTAAGTTTGCGATAAGTACGACGAGCCCGTAATGCAACTTTCGTTCCTGCCTTGTACTTGTTGTAGACAGCTCTTCCAAGCTTTGCTGCAGCCTTGGCCTTTCCATAAAAATTTGCTGCTGATACTCCATAACTTTTAACTTTCTTTCTGCTAAACTTCATCTTTAAAAAGAAAAGATTTATTCTTCAACTTCAACTACTTCATCTTCACGTTCAGTTACGTGAATGATCTCGAGTCTTCGTTCGAGTGCTGCATAGGTGACTGGATCGAGTTCGGGGTACCAGGCGGAGGGATGCAAGTTTGACGTGAAGACCAACTTCTTTGCGGAGAGGGGGACCGAACCTCCTTTGACTTCCACTCGGACCGGATACTTGTCACACCATCGGAGTAAGTGTGCGATATCGATAGCTCCTCGAAATTCATCGAAAATAACAGATTCTTGACCGCTGTATCCACACCAGAACTTTGTACGCGGATCTTTACTATATGCTTCAATACCGCAGGATTCCCAGGCACGATGCGACTTGCCAGTGCCAGTGTCGCCCCATAGTACTGTACAGGTTCTGTCCATAAAAGTCGGCTGTAGAGAATCTCCCCGGATGCGACAGAGGGAACTGTAATAACGAATGTAGATATCGGAGGGGATCTCGTCCAACCGACCTGATTGAGCATTCCGCTTGACGACATCCCAGTCAACATCGCTGTTTCGACGAAACGGTCTTTGTCCAAACTCGAATGGTTCTCCGATTCTTGTCTCTTCTTTCCAGACATACGCTTCGGCTGCAGTAGATCTGGATAACTCCCAATGCCCCACATACGGCTGCCAAAGCTGACGGACGGCGGAGAGAGTTGCCTTCTTGGAGAGGATGAAGAAGAGTTGGAAGTGGACGAGTCCTCCTTCCCCTTCTTCCAACTGGCCACGGATGTAGGAGATTCCTTCTGGTAGACAGGGGGCCCATTCAAGCTCGGGCTGGACGGGTAGCGTACCAAACCAATAGGTACCTTGGGAGCGAGCACGTGATCTGGACATTGCATAAATTTCAAGTGAAATTCCGGTGGGAATTGCTCTCTTTATATACTTATTGTGGCGTAATCACGTGTTTTTCACGGGGTTACACAGCACAGCCATAGCCGAGCCGAGCCGAAGCCACCCTTAACCCGGATAATTAGCTTGCGGATAATATGGTAGACTTGTGGTAGCGTAGAATTCGCCATAGTAAGTAATACTGGGTTCACGGACGTCTACCGTCCTTTTGAACCTGGTGCTTACTATGGCTCAACTATCACTGCTATACCAAAATTTTGCCAGCCTACGGCTGGCGAGTGCTGCGCACTAAGAGGGTCGGCCCAGCCGACCCTTGGAATGATAAAGGGAAATATAATTTATTAACCAATAGGATTAGCTGAGATCTCCTCATCATCAGCATCAACAATAGCTGTAGCATTATTGCTATTACCATCAACATATCCAATCTCTTTACGAGTAATTTGATAACGATTAACAGGTAAAGCTGCAAAGTTCATTTTGCAACTATGAATAAAACCAACTTTACTTCGTCCATAAGTAACTCGATCAATATCAGTTGGAGGAAATGCTTGTCCATCAGCTCCAATACCAACAACCGCTGAATTAACAACAACTAACGGATATAAAGTAACACCTTTCAAAAACTGATTGTTACTATCACCAATTTGATTTTTTTGAACCATCAAATTGTATTCAAATATTCTAGTCATAGACAGATTATCACCAGGTTGTAACATAAACACATCATAATGTAATTTCTTCCAGAAATGATAGAATC